GTGCCCTTCTCTTCGCCGGTGGTATCCAGCTTGGCGACGCCGGCCATGCTGTTGATGCGATACGGCACGTTGACCGGTACCGACGCGTCGCGATCGGGCGCAGTACCGACAATGCCGATGATATTCGCGGATAGCGGCCCCATCGGCGCAGGCGGCTCGGTCGCGTTGACCGAGATGCCGTTGTGCTCGAACTGTTGGATCTCGGGCATCGGTTACTCTCCCTTCGCTGCTTTGGTTGTCGCCTTGGCCACAGCAGCGGCCGGAGCGATACGTTTGATGCGCAGCAGCTGCTCGGCCTCACAGGCCAGCAGCGACAGCCGCTGGCCTTTGGCCGTCCAGTGACCGCGACGCGGGAACGGCACGAGGACGACGTAGTCTTCGCGCTTCGGAGTTGTTGCCATTGGCGGATCTCCAGGCGTAAAAAAACCGCCAAGTGGCGGCCGTGTTAATTTTTGAGGCGGGTCGGTAGGCGCTACATCAGCAGCGGCAGGCCGTGGATGATTGCGGCGAGCAGCAGCAGGCAGACCAAGGCAGGCGTCAGGCAGTCAAGCGCGGAATCCCGCGACCAGCCGCGCACCACGCCTTCCCACCAGCGCACCGGCAGCGTCGGACCCCAATGCCAGCCTCGGTGGCGGGCCAGGCGGTATTCGTGCTGCGCATGCTCGCGGCCGAGAAAGAACGCCACGCCGGCCGCGGCGCCGATCCATTCGCCACCGGCGAGGCCCAGCGCCCAGGCGGGCAGCCACACCAGGGCCATGATCAGCAGGGCGAACACGGCGTGCTCGAGATGGGTCCGGTTCATTGCGTCAGGATCTCCGGCTTAGTTGGCCACTCGACCGCGTCGGGCGAGGCGTAGTTTTCGGGAATGTCGCGCAGCGCCTGGCGGTACGCCGTGACCTCGGCTTTCTGGGCGTCGGTCAGCGGATAGTCGGGCATGATAGCGTAGTCGGTCGCCGCCAAAAGGCGGTCGCGTTTCCCGCGAACCAGCCCCCATGCCTGGTTGAGCATAGCCGATTGCAAAACCTCTACCGGAATATGACTGGCTTCTGAATCAACGTTAAAGTGTGTCGCCCCGTTGTATTCTACCTTCCCAATAATCATTCTTAATTCCTTATGTCAGAGTCAGATTGGTTTGGATGCTGCTCTTATCTGTAGTGTATGGAATCAAATCAGCCCATGTGAGGCCACCCAGAAGAGTTACATCGGACGCCTCAACTTCAAGCACAGGTACCGAATTGGTCTTCTTATTAACCAGCTTGGCGACACCGGTCTCGTTTGCTAAAACCTCAATACTGCACGCAGCCATGCTGATTCCTCGCCTCGACCAGCCAGAATATGCCGTTATGAAGGCCATGTTTTCCATTTCTAGCTTGCAGCGATACAAAATCACATAGACATTACTGTTCGTGTATTCAATAAACGACGCACTAGGGTCTAACTCTCCTTTTGCAATATCATGGGCGGTCTGGATAGTGCAGTTTGCTATCAAAACACTTCCAGAAAGGATTGAGCAGAAAAACCCGTAAAACAACCCATCTGCTTTTGTTTCAGTTTCAACTCTAATTACTGGATTGGTTGAGGAGTCAGACCAGCTACCCCACTTTGCAACACTTATGACCCCGCTTTTAACTGCGGCAAACCCCTCGCCAGAAACTATGTGATTTTGGTTTTCACGCAAAAGAATCCTAACCCTGCCTCCATTAACCGCTCTTGAGTTTAGAGCGGAGATACTCTTTAAAGGACTAGATGTACTAGTACCATCGTTATTATCATCCCCATCCAAAGCATCTACATAAAACAGTTGATCTGACATCCTTTGAATTTCGTTAGGGACAGATGCCGTTGCTTCATCGACCTTCTGGTCGATCTCGTTCATCTTCCCGTTGACCGCGCCGGTCAGATTATTCGCGGCGCTGACAAGATCCGCAATCGTTTGCTCTAGTGCCATGTGTTCATGCTCCGGTGGTGGTAATCAAATCAGCGCCGTCGTTGAACGCCTGCGCGAGTTGTGCGAAGCCGTCGCCGACTTCGGTTTCGAGTGACGACAGCGCCTGTGCTGTCGCGTAGTGCGACGGCGCGTTGCCGCCGAGCTTGGCGGCGTCGGCGGCCGTCGCGCCGATGCCGAGAAAGCGGCCGTCGGCGGCGCTCTTGTCGTAGACGTCGACGCTGTTGGCCTTCTTGCCTAGCTCGGTGGTCATGCTCGCCGCGAAATTGGGGTTATCCCCCAGCGCGGCGGCGATCTCGTTGAGCGTGTCCAGCGCCGCCGGGGCCGAGCCGATCACTGCCTGAATCCGCGCGTCGATCTCGCCGGGCGTCAGGGTGGCATCGGCGTCGGCTTTATCGCCGAGCGCGGGGACGCTGACCGTCAGCGTGACGTTCGAGGCGCCGTCGAAGCTCACCGAGCCGGTGGCGTCGCCGCCGAGCGCGAACGTGCGCGCGGCGCGCAGTTTCGAGGCCGTAGCGGCGTTGACCCCGAGCGTGTTCGCCGGGTCGCCCAGGTAGTCCCGGGTGTACACCTCGGCGTGGTTGGCCTTGTTGCGTAGCTTGCCATCGATCGTGCCCATGAGGTTGTTCACGGCGGCGATCAGGTTGTCGATGGTGGTGGTCAGTGCCATGTCATCCCTCTTGTGCCGAGATAGCCCCGGCGTGGTAGGCAAAGGCGTTGTTGAGTCGGGTCACCACGCTGGCCAGGTCGTCGCTGGTCTGCGTGGCCTCGGCCTGCGCGGCGTCGGCGGCCTGTTCGGCAGCCGCGGCGCGCGTCAGCACGTCCTCGGCGACCGTGCCGACCGGGCCTTGTAGGCCGACGCTGACGACATGCACGCTGGGCGAGACGGCCTGGCGAACCTCGACGACCCGCCCGCCCTGGCTGACGGTGACGATGCGCTCGATCGGCACCGTCACCGTCACCTGGTTACGGGCGTCAGTCATCGATCACCCCCGGCTCCATGCTCACCGTGCCGCGCAGCAGGCTGTAAACGTCGCCGCTGGGGAATGTCACGCGCAGCTCATAGCGCGCCCCGTCCCAGACCTTGGAGTACTGCCCGGCGGTGTCAGACGGCGCGACACGGATCGCCAGGCGGCCGAGCAGCGGCTCGAGCGTGATGCCGCCGTTTTCAGTGGTGCAGTCGACGAGCACGCGCCGCGAGGTCGCCGGCATGACGGCAAAGCGCGCCGTGCAGCCGGTGATATCCACCGGCGTGCAGGCGTCGTCATTGCTCGACCAGGTCGTCTCGAATGCCAGCGTGGTGCCCTCAACGAATGTCAGGGTCGGTGCAGACATGACGACCTCCTCAGCGGGCTTTTTCGAGCTCCATCACGCGAAACAGCATGTCGACGTGGCGACCCATGTTGCCGATCGTCGCCGCCGACAGCTCGGCGAACTCCTCGGCCATCAGCAGGTTGACGTTTTCCAGCCCCACCACGACCGTGACGCTGTCGGTGGGCAGCGGCGACAGGTCCAGCGTGAAACGCTGCAGCCAGTGCGAGGTCGGGCTCTTGTAGGTCAGCAGCGTGTCGGGCGCCGAGTAGACGGCGAGCAGCGTGCCGCTCTCGAGGTAGAAACCGACCTCGCCGACCTCGTACTCGAGATCGCCATCGAAGCGTGCGGCGATGCGCAGCTCGGTGCCGCTCATGTCCTCATAGTCGGCGACCGCGACGCGCTGGCGTTCGTCGCGCAGCTCGGTCTGCAGCGACGAGGGGCTGTACTGCTGCGTTCCCGCGCCGACGTGCGTGATCGAGCCCTGGATGCCCTTGTTTTTCGCCGAAATCAGCTCTTGCAGGCCGGCGTTGGTGTATTGCAGGACGCTCATGTCTGTGCCCTCGGGTAGTGGTCTGTGATCAATGTCCAATAGGTCGCACCGGCCAGGACGAGGCCCGGCAGCGCGGCATCGAACACCGGGTCAGGGGCGCGGCCGAGGCCGCGAGCGGTGACGATGATGGTGGTCGGAGCCAGGACGCCGACCGGGGCCAGCGTGCCGAACGTGTCGGGGCTGCCCTCAACGCGCGCGGCGGGTCGGCTGTCCAGGTCGGCAGTTGAACGCCCCAGGGCGCCGATCGGGGCCAGCGTGCCGAAGGCCGCCGGGCTGGCCTTGATGCGCCCCTCGCCGGTGCGGTCCAGGGTGATCGTGGCCGGGCCGGTCGCAGCGGCCGGGGCCAGCGCACCGAACAC